AAGGTATCTCTGTTCAGTTCTCTGAAATGGATAGCGATAACTTCCAAAAGAACTTGATTACTGTAAGAGTTGAAGCTCGTATTGCATTCCCTATCTACTACAACAGTGCGTTTGTATATGGTGATTTTGGTAACGTAGCTTAATCTTAGATTAATCTAAAATACAAGGGGGCAGCCGCAAACTGCCTCCTTTTTTATGTCCGCTATATTTTAGTTATTTTTGTAAAAACAATGGCATAATGCAAATAGTAAGAGATATAACGACCACAGTAGCACCTTCAGCCACAGTGGTTACATTAGCGGAAGCTAAGAATTACCTTAGAGTAGATTACAGCGAAGATGATAGTTTGATTACATCTTTAATCAATACAGCTCAAACAAGACTTGAGCAATTTGCTGGGGTTGCAATGACTCCTAGAACTTTAAGAGTTGTAGCTTATGTAGATAGCTTTATAGAGTTACCTTATGTTCCTACAAACACAATATCAGCAGTAGAATATTGGGATAGCACAGCTTGGGTAGCAATGTCTGTTGGGGATTACCAGGTTCTTGGTGAAACAACCAAAAAGGTTTACATGACTAGCATTTTTGATAATGAGTTTAGGTTCACTTATACTTGCGGTTACACTACAACTCCTCAAACAATGAAGACTGCCCTTTTAAAGATGGTTTCAGACCTATACGAGTACAGAGAGTCTTCAGTTGAGGCAACCAAGCCATCAGCTAATTTGATGACCGCATACGAGCTTATGAAGCCATTTAAACGCATAAACGTTATTATCTAATGATAGGCAAATTACACAATAGGATTACTTTTAAAAGTCAATCTAACGCTTCTGATGGAGCTGGTGGTGTGATAACTACTTTGGCAGACTATTACACTTGTTGGGCTCAGATGTCTAGAAATACAAATGACAGGTCAGATATAGCAGGAAAAGATAATATAAGCGATGACATTACTTTTAGAATTAGATATACTACCTCTAAAGTGTTTACAAATAAGCTTGTAATATCCTTTCAATCAAACCTTTATAACATTAATTCAGTTATTGACGAAGGTGATAATAATAGGTATTTCCTTATAGGATGTTCAACTCTTAAATAATGGGGAAATTTAAAATAAATGTTCAAGGTTTTGAATATGTAAAAAAAAAGCTAGATGAAGCTCCTCAGATTCTATTTAAAGAGGCATCTACTATAATTTATGAAACAGCAGTAGAAATTGAGAATAAAGCTAAAAGCAGGGTTGCAGTTGATACAAGTGCTTTAAGAAGCTCAATAAGAGCAACTAAGCTTTCTAATGGATCTTCTGTGATTAAAGCTGGTTTATCTAATGTAAGCAATAGTAAAGGTCATTTAATCAATTATGCACCTTATGTAGAATTTGGCACAGGTCAAAACCCCAATACAGCTTATAAAATACTAAGTAATCCAGGTATATCTAATTATGCGGAATCTTTTATAGGAAGAGGCAAAAGGAAGCAACTAAGGAATCCTGACCCTTTTTTATTTAACTCTACTGATGAATTATTAGTCAAAATGCTAGATAGAATAAAGAAGATAAAGATATAAATATATTTCGTTAAATTTGTACAAAATCAATACCATGACAATTACATTAAACGAAGAGCAGGTAAAACAATTAGATGCGTTTATTCAAGAAATGCCAACTAAATATGGTTTACCTTTAACCCAGTTCTTATCAAAACTTGCTCAAGAGCAAAATCCTGAGGAAGTAAAAGCGGAAACAGAAGCTTAATGAAAGATTGTGGATTAGCTATAAGAAAGGCTTATGTAGATAAGTTAGCATCACAAAGTTTTTCTTTGGGTGTTTACGACACTATTGCACCTGATACAGTTAACCCACCTTTCCTAATTATAAGCAGTCAAACATCGGTTGAAAATAGCGATAAACAGAGTTATAACTTTGATGTCACTATACAGTTTGATATTGTTTATAAAACCAATAAGTCAGGTGAAGTAGGGCAGAAATCGGTAGACCAGTGGGCTAACGAATTGTTAGGGATCATAGGCGTTAATGTACCTGATTACCCAAGTGCTTCTCCTGACTTTAAAATAGTTACTCGTGTAATGGGTACAAACTTTGCTACATTTGATTATATAGACGAAGCTTATATCTTTAGAAGAGTAATCACAATGAATCATTTTGTAACTCAAATATTATAAAAAATTAAAATAAAATAAAATGCCAACAACAGGAATTTTTAATGGTACAAACCTAGTAGTTCTAGTAGGAACTGAAGTTGTAGCTCACTCTACATCTTGCTCTTTATCAGTAAGTGCTGACTTACCAGATGCAACAACTAAATCAAGCGGTGGATGGGCTGATCAAATCGCAGGTTTGCGTTCTTGGTCTTTAACTACAGATGGTCTTACTACAGTTGAACCAACAGGTACAAACTATGTAGTAGGAGATATTTTCTCTGCTTTAAACGGAAGAGGTGTAGTTACAGTTAAGTTTACTACAGTTAATGGTAGCACTCCAATAGTAGGTGATTTAATCTGGTCTGGTTCTGCATTTGTAGAAAGCTTAGACATCACTGCTGATATGGAATCTCCAGTTACTTACTCTGCTGCTTTCACAGGACAAGGAGTATTGACTCAGGCTACTAACGCATAATAACACCAAAAACACCAAAATATGAGAGGACATTACGAACTAACCCTTAGCGATGGGTCTAAAATACCTATGAGGTTTTGTACATGGTCTTTAAAAAGATTCTGTCAACTTCAAGGCATTGGTCCATCAGATATTGGTGATGCTTTAAGCGGATCTGAATCACTTGATGCTATAAGCAATTTATTTATAGCTGCTGCCGAATACCCTTTACACAAAGAAGGTATTACTCCAAAGTTCACAGACTTAGAAGTATGTGACTGGATTGATGATATGGGTGGTATAGGTGGCAAAAAGTTCCAGGAAGTAATGGCTGCATTGACCGAAAGCTTAAATAGTGGACTAGAAGAAACTACTACTAAGAAAGCAAATAAAGATGCGGTAAAAAAAAATTAGAGTGGATTGATATTGAAAGATATACAATGGGGGAGTGCCAAGTGCTTCCCCATTTGTTTTGGGATATGACGATGGCAGAGCTAGATTTTGTATGGTATGGTTATCGACATAAAGAAGAGCAAGAATGGGTAAAGATAAGATGGCAGACCACTCTTTTAATTAATATTCAATTGCCTAAAGGTAAAAAAGTAAATCCCAATGAACTTTTATCACTTGATTGTGATAATCGTAACTTTGTGAAGCAAAGAGTAATGACCAACGATGAGTTGAGTGAAGTGCTTAAAAAATACGAAAACGCAAAACCAATAAATCAAAATGGCTGATCAGAATATAAAAGTCAATATTAACCTAGACCTTACTGAGTTTAATAAGAATGCTAAGGCTATGTCTGATGCATTAAGTAGAGTTCTAGGTAAAGATGTAAAAATGTTTGCCGATGAGATGAATAAGGCTGAAGCATCAATTAATGGTGCAGAAAGAGCTTTAGGAAATGCAGGAAGAGCAGCAACAAAAACAGGAAATTCTGTAAGGCAATCTAATATACAATGGAATAATCTAGCCTTAGTAATACAGGATTTACCTTTTGGATTTAGGGGTATTCAAAATAACTTACCTGCATTAGCTGGTAGTATTGCTGGTATTGCTGGTCCTGCTATGGTGGCATTTTCTGCTTTAACGGCAGCAGTTACAGCTTACGATATGGGAATATTTGGAGCTAAAAAATCTACAGATGATTTTACTACAAGTCTTAAAAATGCTAATGACGAGTTAAGAAAGGCTGTAAACTCAACAACTGCTGAAGAGAATAACCTAGAAAGTTTAATTAGAGTAGGTTTAAATTATAGTAATTCTGAAACAGTAAGATTAAACGCTTTAAAGGAGATAAAAAAGGTTTTATCTGGTGTAAACAAGGAAGAAGCCGACAAGATAAGCACTATTGAAGAAGCAATTATACCTGTAAAATTATATACAGAAGCATTAAGAAAACAAAACTTACAAGAAGTTACTTCTAAAAACTTATCAGAATTACAAAATAAAGTATTAGAGCAAAAGCAAAAATATGAATTAGCTAAAGGAATACAAAAAAGAAGTCCTGGATTATTAAAAACTTTATTTGGGTATGATGATTTACCTGCTATGGCATTAGAAATAAGTCAAGCAGAAACAATGATAAGGTCATTAGAGGGCACTTTAGATCAGGTTAATAAAAAACAAGGTATTAATCCTTTTGAAAAGGTAAATACAGTTAAGCCACCTAAGGTTGAAATAGACACAAATAACTTAGAATTACTTAAGCAGCAACAAAAATATTATAAAGACGATTTATATTTATTTTATAAATATGGTGCTGAAATCATAGCAGAAGAAGAAAGACTAGCTGTTAAGAGGGCTGAGATAGAAGGAAAGACTGCTGCACAAATTGAAATAATTAGAAAAAACTTTGCTCTTCAAAAAAAGATAAATATTCAAGAAGAAGGTAGAGCTTTAATGGCTATTGCAGAAAAAAATACTAAGGATTATGAAAAGATAGAAGCTGATATAGCTAAAGTAATATTAAAGAATAGAGAAGATATAGCTAATGGCATTAAAAAGATAAATTCTGATTTAAACAATGAGAATATTAAAAATGTTAAAATTGAACTTGATCAAACATTAAGAGCTACAAGAGGTAATTATAATGCACAAAAAGAAGCTTATCAATTAGCTATAGACAAACTTAAAGAGAAAAAAGCTGCTTTAGATGCTGCTAATATATCGACTGTTGAATATGCTAATGCTATTAAGAATTTAGAAGCTGGAATGGGTGGGTTAGTTGATCCATTAGAGCAGTTAGGGCAAACACTACAAAACACATTCAATCAATTAAATATTGATATGCTGACAGCATTTGGACAGCAATTAGGAGAATTAATGTCAGGTAAAGAATTTGATTTTACAAAATTAGGTACAATATTAGCAGATGCTTTATCATCAATAGGTAAAGCATTGATTGCTTATGCTGTTACTAATGGTGCGGTTGCTGAGTTGTTTAAAAATCCTGGTACCTGGCCTGCGGCTCTTGTTGCTGGTATTGCAGCAGTTGCAGCAGGATCTGCTTTAAAGAATAAATTAAGCGATAAAAAAGCTACTGCATTTGCTAATGGTGGTATCGTATCAGGACCAACTATGGGTCTTGTAGGAGAATATCCAGGTGCTGCTAATAACCCTGAGGTTATCGCACCTTTAGACAAATTAAAGTCAATGATTGGTGGAGGCG